CCCGGCGGTTCAGCCGTTGCCGATCCCGACGCAAGTCAACCTCGAAGCATAAATGCCGATCAATCCTTCGGGCATCCCGGCATGGATGTCCTACAAGCCGCAACTCCTGATCCATCCGAGCTTTGATGTCGTCGGCCGCAACTACGACCGTTTCCGCATCCCCCGGCCGCCCGAGTTCGACCCGGAAGGCACGGCGCCTGGGCTGATATGCTGGGGCACGGTCGGGCAGATGCCGAGCGCGCAGCCGATGCCGGGAGTTGACTTCAACGTCCATACCGAGCGCTCGCGCAGATCGGAGGACGTGCGGATCGAGAACCCTGATGATGCTAACCAATACGTCATCGCCGATCGAGCGAAGGAGATAACCTTCGACTCGACGAAGAATGACGCGCCGCCAGGACCGAACACATCAAGCAAGCCGGCTGCGGGCTTTGATGATTATACGCCGATACAAAAGGCGCAGTTTATTGCCAGCGGCATTCCGCCGGCAGCAACGACCCTTACACTGCGATATAAACAATACGTCGGCAGCGGCATCTAAATGCGAATGGCCGAAGGCTCCATTGCTCGCCCATATCGCGAGAACCCGCCGGAGCACCTGAAGGAAGTGCATTGGGCCGCCAGGGTAGGGACGGCGCTCGATATCGTTTTTACCGCGCACCTAACCGGGCCACCCATAACCGAGCCGCAGGACAATAGAAGCCAGATGCGTGTGAGCGTTTCCAATCTTCCAGGCTTGGCACGCGCTACGCTGCTGGTTCCATTCGTACGCGAAGGTATTGTGGTATTTGTCGATCAGGTTAATGGTTCGTTCCCGGACTCCACGGGTATTATAGCTGGAGAATACCGGCTTCAAATGGACCCTACAGGAAGCATCCCAGCGGTGACGTTTATACTGGGCGGCGAGACTCACTACAGTACTAGCGCTAGCGGCGCGTCACGGTTTGGCGGGGCAAACGTCGTCGCGGTGTCGGTGACGCTTCAAGTAACTTCTTTTTACACCGGCGATTGGACCGCAATCGCTTCGTCCAGCATCACGCCGCCGCAATCGCTTTTCGGCAGCATCGCTGGCGCAGCAACGGTAAGAGCAGAGTTGACCCTCGACCCGCCGTCGCTGGCTTTCGGATGATCGGCTGATGGCACTTATCTATCGCACCAGCGGTCCATGGGGTACGGGCAAGGGCACTAACCTTGTGCCGGCCGAGGTGGACGAAAACTTTTACGATCTCGACGGCAAAATAACTTATCTGCAAGACAATCCGCCGGAAGCAATAACGCCCATCGCGATAAACATCGAGGCCGGCCTGTTCACGATGGGAATGAGCGATGGGTCCACGCTCGGGCCTATCGTCATGGCGATGCCGGTGCCGCAGTGGCGCGGCGACTGGACGCCCGCCACGCCTTACGCGGAGATGGACTTTTTCGTGGCGCCCGACGGGGGTATGGGCGCGGTAATGCTGGCGCACACCTCGGCCACTACCTTCGATTGGGCGCAGCTCGACAGCACCGGCACGCTGCCGGTCTATCAGGAGATCGTCGGGGCCAGCGGCACGACCGCCGGCATCGGCGACCTGGTGGACGTCGCGATCAGCAGCGCCACTGAGGGCGACCTCCTCACCTACAACGCCACGGCGAGCCTCTGGGCAAACCACACCAGCGCTTATGTGGCAACGACCATCCTGCCTGCCTTCGGTGGCGACAGCGGCTCTGGCGGGCAACAGGGCATGGTTCCGGCGCCGGCCGCAGGCGATGCGGCGGCCGGGAAGGTGCTCGGCGCGAGTGGCTCGTGGGTGGTGCCGGCGGGTGGTAGCGGCGGCTCCTCTAGCCTCGCCGGGCTCAGCGACGTTGCCATCAGCGCGCCGGCCGACCTCAGCCTTTTGCAATACGCCAGTGGCGACGGCAAGTGGCACAACCGGACGCTGGCCACGCTCGGCGCCGGCACCGTTACATCCGTCGCCACCGCGGATGGGATCAGCGGCGGGCCGATCACCGCGACGGGCACCATTCGGCTGGCCCAAGTCGCGACCCTCAACCTGCTGGCAAACCTGACCGAGGCCAGCGGCGTGCCCACGGGCGTTACGCTGTCCGCGTTATTGGATGCCGCCATCGGCGCCACCCGCGGCAGCCTCATGCGGCGCGATGCGACCGGGTGGACATCGCTCGCGCCGGGCACGGCGGGCCAGTATCTAAAAACCGGCGGCACGGGCGCCGACCCGTCATGGGACAGCCCCGCCGGGTCAGGGACGGTGACGAACATCAACACGGGGGCCGGATTGGTCGGCGGGCCGATAACCGGCACCGGCACGCTCTCGCTGGCGACGATCGCCGACAACGCGCTGCTTGCCAATATCAGCGGCGCGACGGCGGCGCCTAGCGCGACGACCCTGACACAGCTCCTCGATGAAGTGCTCGGCACGACGCAGGGCGCGGTCATCTATCGCAGCGCCACGGCGTGGACTGCGCTCGGCGCTGGCACCGCGGGAACCGTGCTCACGACGCACGGCGCGGGCGCCAACCCGACATGGGCGGCAGCGGGCGGCTCGGCGTCTTCAATCACCGTATCAGACACGCCGCCGATCAGCCCGGCGCCGCAGCCCGGCGACGGCTGGTGGGACAGCATCGGAGCGCAGCTCTATATCCGCTACGACGACGGCACCAGCGCCCAGTGGGTGCCGGCCTCAAACCAGCCGGGGCCGCCAGGACCGCCGGGACCCAGCATACCGCTGCCGGTGGCGATAGCCTCCGGCGGCACCGGGGCGGTAACGGCCCCGGCGGCGCTGACGAGCCTGGGCGCGGCACCTATTGCTAGCCCTAGCTTTACCGGCAACGCGACGTTTAGCGGCAATATCCGCGCGGCTGCGTTTCAGCCGCCAACCGATGCCGGGACCGATCAGGGGCAGTATGGTTTCGCCAGTACCAACGGCCCAAAGATGGTGTGTTGGGGAACAACGTCGGTCGGGGCAGGCCAGTTTTCGTTTTACAACGCCAGCAGCGGTCAGGCTGTTTCGTTCTCCCCGACAGGGGACATTGCGATAGCCGGCTCTACCGCCACCAAGCCGGGCGGCGGTAGTTGGGTAGCGCCCTCTGATCGCAGCCTAAAATCAGCCGCTGCGCCTTGGCATACCGGATTGGCCGAGGTGCTCCAGTTGGAGCCAATTATATATAGGTACAACAACGCAGCCTGGAACATGGAGGACATGGACTATGTCGGCGTTGACGCGGCGGATGCGGCGGCAGTCATTCCCGAGATGGGCCGCATCGTCTCGGTGCCGGCCGATGATGTTGTTATTGTGAGCCCGCAGGCACCGCCGGATGGAGTGCCGCCGGGGCATCAAACGGTTGAGGTTGCCGGTATCGAGCCGGGGCCATTGGTGTATGCCCTAGTAAACGCAATAAAAGAACTCGCCGCACGGCTCGACAAGTTGGAGAAGCCGGGGGTTGTGCAGTGATCGACTTTCCTTCCGCCGGATTGACAGTCGGCCAGATATTTACATTAGGCGCGCTCGCTTGGCAGTGGGACGGGACGAAGTGGGTTGCCTCGGGCTCGGCCCACAAGTACATCGTCGGCGCGTTCGTGCCCGGTCTGATGACCGCCAGCCAATGGCTATTGCTGCATTCCTGCACCAAGGCCATCACATTGCCGGCGAACCTCGGCGCCTATCTCGGCCACGCCACGGCGGCGCGGGGCACGGTCAATGCCACCGGCAGCACGACGATCATCGTGCAGAAGGCCGTGGTTGCCACCCCCGGCACGTTCACCAATGTCGGCACGATCGTGGTGAGCGCAGCGGCAATGGTCGCGGCGACATTCACCACGACCAGCGGCGCCGCCGTAACCTTCGCCCAGGGCGATACGCTGGCCCTGGTCGCGCCCGCTTCGCCGGATGCGACGTTTACGAACTTTACCGCTTCCCTTGTTGCTTATGAGACATAGCTGATGGCTTGGAGTTGGGGAGATGGTTTCGACCTGTACGCCGCCGCCGCCGATATGGCCACCGGCTATTGGGATACCGTCAGCGGCACCGGCACATTCACCGCCGGCAGGTTTGCCGGCAGCCAAGCATTCGTCGGCGCGGCCGCTACGACTTTTATGGCCAAGTCCAGTGGTTCAAATGATGCGGTGCATCACATTGTCTGCGCTTTTCGGCAGACGGTAGCGATCAGTGGTTCGAGCCTTTATTTTGGCATCCAGCTAGTCGATGGGACCACCGCGCAATGCACTATCGTCTTTCGCAGCGATGGCGCAATTCTACTAGCATCGGGCGGTATCACTGGCACCGTGCTGGCAACCTATACCGGCGCGTTTCCATTGAATAATACTTGGTATGCCTTCGAGTTCGAGGTGGCTATAAACAACACGACCGGCTCTTTCGCTGTGCGGAAAAATGGCAACGCCAGCAATGATTTCAGCGCGGCCAGCCTAAACACTCGCGGCGGCACCGCGAACAACTATGCCAACAAGCTTCAGCTTACCGCTAGTTCGTCGGCGACCGGGCAAAATCTGGACGATCTGTTCTGGCGTTCCGATGCTTCCTCGGTTGCGTGGATGGGTGATATCCGGTGCTACACGCGGATGCCGGCGAGCGATGCCAGCGTACAGTTTTCGCGGAGCGCTGGCGCTACAAACGCCTCTTGCGTTGACGAGGCGCAGCAGAACGCATTGACGGATTACGTCTTCGACAGTACGCCCGGCCATGCCGATTTCTACAACATCGCCGCTATCGCCTCGACGCCAGCCAGCACGATCGCGGTAACCACACGCGCCTATATGCAAAAGAGCGACGCCGGCACGCGCACCGCCGCGGTCAACCTTAAATCCGGGGCGACGACCGTAGCCAGCCCGACCCTGACCTTGACGACGAGCGGGTGGCTTTGGGCGTGGCGCATGGATTTGACGGACCCGAATACTGCCGCCGCGTGGACTGCGGCAGGGGTCAATAACGCTCAGATCGGCCCCGTGGTCATTGCATGACCGACGCCCGCACCACTCAAACCGTCGCCGAGCACTGGCTTACAACGACCGCGCCTGGGGTGGTCACTCAAGTCGCTGTGGAGCATTGGGCCGCCGTTGGCAGCGTCACGGTCCAGGCCCTTTCCACACAGATCGCGGTAGAACATTGGGTATCAATCGCGGGACCGGCGGCTGCGCAGCAATACGCGGTCACGGTCAACACCGGCTAGGGGCACGACATGATTGTAATGTTGTCCTTTACGAACCGGCTGCCGGTAGCAATTGAACTACTCTCAAATATGGGGACCGGACAGCCAGTGGCGCCAGGGCAGGTCCTCGAAATGACCTTCGCGCTTGAGGACAACGAGGATGGCGTCGGCGACCTGCTGCTGATCTGCGAGCCGGGGAGAGTAGTCACATGATTATCGAAATCCTCTTTGTCGTGGTGATGTTCCTTTGGCTTCTCACGATCCTACCGCTGCCGCCGATGGCACCCTTCGCATCATCCAATTTATATTTCGCGTTCGTCGCGGTGCTGTTGTTGGGTTTGTATATCTTCCTTCCCGCCATACGATGAACGGCCCGCCTGATCGCCAGGAGGATGTGCAGGTCCTGACCCAGCTTGTCCCGCTATTGCAACGTATCCCTGGTATTTCGCCCGAGTGGCTGGCCAAACAATTGATCCGGCGGATGGGCGACAACCTCAACCTCGGCGAGGCTTTCGCCGAGGGCGTGCCCTCGATGGAAGCGCTTAATCAACTGATGTCACAACCTCCAGCCCCGCCCGGCGAGGGGGGACCCGCCGGCGAGGGTGGCCCCACCGGTGCCGGCAAGGGACCACCTCGTCCCCCAGGCCCCGAGGCAGACCCTAACGCGCAAGGACCGGCGGGGGCCACCAACGCGATGACCGGTCCCGGAACCGAGGGGTCTCTCGGGCCACGCGTGCCGCCCCTCCAGGTCTACGGCCGCAACGGTAACCGCCCCGGTCTTGGCGGCGGCATGCCGCGCGGCGCAATGAGTCGACCAGGGTTCCCGACGCCATGACGCCGCAAGAAGAACAACTCGCGATGCAGAATTTTGTGAAGGCGAGGTTACTGCAGCAGGGCCGCCTCAATCTGATGCCCGGGCAAGTACCGCTCGCACCGGAAGATCAAGAACAGTTCCTGCAGCGTCCGCCATTGGCGCCCGGAGTGACCTTGCCCGGCGGCGGGGATCCGGGGAGTTTTCCCGACAGCCCGGTTCCCATGTCGCAACCCGGGGAGTGACACAGAACATTGCGCCGCCGGGTGTTGGTACCGGGCAGGGTCCCCCGGGGTTTCCCGTCGAACTGCCGGTCGAGATGACCGGTGGGTACTCCAAAGGAAGAACTTTCAGGCAAACGACGGAGCCGTTTGACCCCCGGATCATGGTCCGGAAGAGCGTGCCGTTTTAACCCAGGAGGAAATAGTACATGGCATATGTCGCATATAGCGCAACCCCGATCCGAGTGCGCCAAGTCGGACACCCAGATCAAGGTCTGCCCGGTAGTCCCAATCATCCTGACCAGGGTCTGCCCGGCAGTCCGAATTATCCTGACCAGGGACTGCCGGGCGGCGAGTATCCGTCGCAGGGGTTGCCGCCCTACCCCAGCCAAGGTCTGCCTGGGGTGCCGGGTTCTGGCGCTCCCGATCATGGCCTGCCGCCGTTCCCGTCGCATCCGATCGAGCCGACGCCATTACCGCCGGGGTATCCTGATAACAGCCTGCCGCCGATCGCGTCGCATCCGATCCAGCCGCCGCCGGTCTATCCCAGCCTGCCGATCTACCCGGTTCCACCCGGCACCCCGACGCACCCGATCGAGCCGCCGCCACCGGGAGCCATCTGGCCGCCGCTGCCGCCGACCGATGAGGAGGTGGTGATCGCTATCGTTGGTATCCCGGGAGCCGGCTGGTTCTACGTGGCGCTCGACCCGAACGCGACTTGGCCGGCGCAAGGTCTGCCGGGGCCGCAGCCGCCGACCGCGCAGCCGAAGTCGTAAGCATCGATGTCAGAGCCACCGCCACTGCCGCCCAGTACGAACGGTCGGATTGTTAGAGAGGAAAGAGAGATCCGGCAGGTACAGCCGGGTGTCCTCGGGGCTCTGACGGAAATCAGCCGGACCATCCTCGGCGGAATGCCGCCGGGGATGGTCATTATCGTTGTGCTTTTTTGTGGACTTATCTGGTTTTTGGATAACCAAAATTCAACAAGAGCCGCGAGCATGGAACAAAGAACCGAAGCTGTGGCGAAATTATTGGATAAGTGCATCTCGGCGGCGGTTGGGAAACCTAATTGATGCGCACAAACGCAGCCGGCATCGAATTGATCAAGCGCAACGAGGGTTGCCGCTTAACGGCCTATCTCGACCCGGTGAACATCTGGACGATCGGCTATGGCGACACCGGCGTGCATGTCTTTCGGGGCTGCACGATCACCCAGGACGAGGCCGAGCGACTCCTGGCTGACCGGTTGCTGCGAGAGTTCGAGCCGGGGGTGCAGCAGGCCATCGGCGACGCGCCAACCAGCGACAACCAGTTCGCCGCGATGGTGTCGCTTGCTTACAACGTAGGGGTTGGGGCTTTTGCTAAATCGAGCGTGGCACGTCATCACCGGGCCGGCGAGTACGCCAAGGCTGCCAGCTCATTCCACTTGTGGAACCAAGCCGGCGGCCGGGTATTGGCCGGGTTGGTTCGCCGACGCGCCGAGGAAGCCGATTTGTATCAGGCAGAAGAGGATGGCTGATCGGCAAAGCTTGCTGGTCGATGTTTTACTGTGGATTTTAACCTTGGTGCTGCTGCTGGGCGCGTTCTTTTACTATTTTTATGGCCGACTCAATCGAACAAGAGTCGCGCTTTCCGAATTTTGGGGCTGAGTATCTAATCCGGTGCTAATTCGGTGCTAGACAGATACTCTTACCCGCGGTTTGATGCAACATGACGTCAGGCCTCCGCAGGGACCTTGTGCCACTGATCGTCGATCACCCGGTCCATTTCCTCGCGCTCGGCGACGGTCATTGCCCCCGGCAAGCGTGCCCCTTCTAGATTCCGCTCATTGGCGCCGAGCAAATCGGCCAGCTCATTACTGGTGGTGCAGCGCCTGACTTTCGGTGCCAGCAACACCGACGCCCAGGTGCGCCAGTCTCGCTTCCCGCCTTTAAGTGGCACCGCGATCTCCAGCCCGCTTACCGGCGGCGGCGGCTCGGCCGGCATGTGGTGGTCGACCTCGGCCAGGCCGAAAGGATCATCGTCGGCGTCGCCCGCGGGTGGCGCGAGCGGGGCCTGTTCCTCGGCCGGCGGTTCAGTAGCCAGCGCCTCGCTTGCCCGCGGCCGGCGGGGTCGACGCGGCACCAGCGAGCCTGGATAGCCATCTTCCTCGACCACGCTGCTGGCGGGGGTCTGTTGCGGCCTGCGTTTGGCCTCATAGGCGCGGGTGACTTCGTCGGCGACTTGCCGGAAGCCGGCGGCCAGCAGGAACTCCACCGCGTTCTGGTTGTCCTCCCACCAACCGTCGAGCCGCTCGGGGCCCAGCCGGGCCGCCTCGTCGAGACAGATCCGCATCGCCTCGCCGGCGGCACCGGCACTGCCGTAAATGTTCTCGACGCCGTCGAGGTCGACCACGGCAAACTCGGGGCCATTCGGCTCGGCGCGGCTGATGTGGTAATGCTCGCGCTGCGGTTCGGGCTGGCGCGGCAATAGGCCGGGGCCGAGATCGGGCCCGATGTCCGGCGCCTCGTCGTCGCGATCGATTACCCGGCGCAACTCGCTCGAAAACGGCGCCTGCTTCGCCGCCCGTCTGAGGGCGGTTTTTTTTGCGCCCTCCCAATAGAAATTTGTCCACATCGGCGAGTTCTTGGCACGCGAGACGTTGCGGGCGGCCTCGATCATACTGCGATCAAGCACGTCGCGGATCACTTCCCCGTTCTTCAGGCGGATGATCGCATAGGCGCCGATCACCGCGCCGCGTGACACGCCGAGCGGCGGCGGCTCGTGTTCGATGATCGCATCGTCGCCGAGCCGGTAGCGGAAATGATCCTTTTCGAACACCGCCTCGGCAACCGCACTGGCGACCTCGCCCGATTTGCGCATGCGCTCGCGCAGCCCGGAGACCATCGGCATATAGGTGGCGGCGTCGATCTTGCGGATGTGGTCGATGCCGGTTTGCGGGTCGCGCTGCTTGACGTCGGTGCGAAATACGACGAGCGCGGCTTGGCGGCCGTCGGGAAGCAAGCCATCCACCGCGCACCGCATCGCCGCATTGAACAGCGAGCGCCGGTCGGCGTAGAGCAATTCCGGGTTGGTCGAGACGGCTGTCACCAGCACCCGCTTGAACCGTTCGACCGGGATGTCGGCCGGCAGCGCGTCGCGCAGGTTCGGCGTGTAGGCATCGAGGTCCGCATAAAACACTTCGGCCGTGCTTTGGCGCGGCTTGGTCGCGACCTCTTGGGTCTGCGTCATTTCAATCATCCTCATGCTCCCGCTGCGTCAAGCGTCTGCCGTGGGCGACAGCAAGCTTTCGCCAGTAATTCATTTGCATGGACAAAGTCCTGATGTCGTCTAAAGCCATCGCGAGGACGTTGCGAACCTGCGCGGGACTGCCGGCACAAACCGCCTCGACGCTGACGCGCGCCCAGCTTTCAGGGTCTTTGTTCATTGGGTTCCCGGAGTCGATGGGCACGTCAAACCCGGTGCAGCAGCCCCCCTTCGGATTTCGCTTAGCGTCGGACACTGACCCCCCCTTCCTCGATCCAAGCGCGCACGCCGACCATCTGCACGCCGCTCTCGACGGCGGCGACGCCGAGATCGCGCAGCTCATGCTCGGTCAGCTTGTCGACGAGCTGCTCGACCTGCGCTCGGCGCGGCGAGCGCATGATGTCCCGCAGCCGCGCCGCGAAGTCCTCCACCACAAACCGGATCACACGCCGCCGGGTGGTCTGCCCGAGCTGCGCGCGGGTCGGTTCGTGGCGTATCGCTTCGGCGCGGCGCTTTAACCGCTCGGCTTCATCCGCAGCCTTCAGTGCATTCAATTCGGTGGCGGGATCGGCGCCCTTGGGCTTGTTCTGTAGCGCGGCCTGGGCAGCAGCGGCTTCCTCCTCGCGTTTGCGGGCTTCCTCGGCCAGTCGGCGGCGCTCACTCTCGACTGCGGCGCGCTGCTTATCGTCCCACTGCGTCAGCATCCCGCCGAGCCCGTCCCGGCCATTGCCGATGCACGCGATGATCCGCAGCTTCAGTGCGTCGTAGCGGTTGTTGATCAGCTTCACCGCGTCGCGATAGGGTTCCGTCCGCGCGAGCCGCGCCTTATCGATTTCATCGTGCAGATCCTTCAGTTGGCGCGTCAGATCCACCACCTTCGCCGCCGACACCTCGTCCACGATGACGCTGCCCGATGCCGCCGCCAGAAGCTGGCCGGCGCGGTGACGTCGTGAGGCAAGCTCCTCGTCGATTGCCTCCGACAACGGTGGGCGGTTATGCCCGATGCCGGGCGCCCGTGCTCGGATCGCCGCTATCGCACGAAGCTGGTCTTCCGACCCTTCTGGCCAGTGCGCCGCCGCAAGACAGATATCGGCGGTGGACATCCCAAAATACTCATCGATATCCGGCAGCATCTCGGCTTGGGAGACTAGTTGGTTTGTCATTGCAGATGACTCCAAGTTGGTCATGGCAACAATCCGGCTTGGCGAACATAAGTCCACGCCGTTCATCGCTCGATCACCATAGAGATGAGCCCATCCGGGCTGAGCGTGTAAGTGATCCAGACGTTGCGCCAGATATCGCAGGCCGCTTGAAACCGCTCGTCTGGATCAAAGATCCGGCCGCGCGAATGTGGCGTTGGCAGCAGCATAAATTCCTCGGTGCGTTTCCCCTGCCGCGCCCGCATCAACGCCGGGCTTAACTTTATCTTTGACGGATAAAAGCCCGGCTTTGCTGGCGGCTGGCGTCCGGTAAAATACCTGCGAGCGAGCGCTCGGCGATCTTCGCCCCAAACATTTAGGATTGGGGCGCTCCACGGCGGCATATCGGTGCTACGCGCTGGCGGGCAGGCGTTAGCTAGAAATTGGGCAATTCCGTTGTTGATTGCGCCATTCGTCGGGCCGAGTTCATCCGCAATCTCTTGCTGCATTCGGCCCTCGGCCCACTGATAGGCGGCCCATTCGGCCCACACCGGAATGCTCACAGCAGCTCGTGCTCGCGACTGAAATTCGGCACCGGCAGATCGGCAGCCGCGAGTTTCCGGCGCGGCTTCAGCACCGGGTGGTCTGGTCGGTTCTGCTCGGCCCACCGCATCGAGTCGAGCCGCCAGCGGTATTCCGCTTCGCTGCATGGCGCGGCATAGCGCCAGTGGGTCGGTGGGTGCGCCGGCGTTGGATCGGTCATGCTGTAGAGCCGGTCGGCGAGCTGCTCGGGCTCAACTTCGAGGCCGGCGATGTCAGCGCGCGGGTAAAGCGATAGCCGACCGCGGTCGAGCTTGTTCTCGGGCGGGTCGTCGGGCCCGTGATCGCACCACCAAAGGCGGGCCGGCAGAAGCGGGCCGTGACGCACCGCGCGCAGCACGAAATGCCGCGCCCTCATAGCGGAT